ATGTGGTTTAGCAGGATTGGATACAAAAATTAGTGTATCTCCATGATCATCAGTTGCGATCATAGGACCGAGCAACTCTTCCCCAGACGTCAACTTAATGACACCGTAGAATTCTTGATCGTGTTGGATGTAGTTAATCATTTTTGAATCTTACTTTGGTGATTTCATAGTCAAACTCTTCAGACTCGTATATTTTCATCCTTTCTATAAGATGTCTGAAGGTGTAGTTATGATATGACCCCTTAGTGCAATCGTCGGCAATGTCGTAAAGAGTTGCTTGTGATTTGTTTTTTCCTTTCCTCAAAACTCTACCGATTGACTGTAGGTTTCGGACTCTAGATTTAGAGGGACTGGCAAATATCACATTATGCAAGTTGCGGATATTAATACCAGTAGAGAAGGTGCCATAGCTTGCTACTATTATAGCATCCTTTTCATTTTCGGTTATCCGTCTTGCCTCTTCACGGTCTTCAGTATCGATACCTCCGTGTATAAAGAAGATTCGACGTGTAGTATTGTAACTATTTATCAGATTATGAAGAGGCTCACCATGCTTTTCAACGTAATTGAATAGAATTAAGGTGTTGCCAACCGTATCTAATGCCAGTTTAGCGATAAATTTATTACGTCTCTCGTGCATGCATAGGTATTCTATCTCCTGTTGATAGTAATCAAACGGCACCCATCCATGTTTAAGTAATATAACATTTACTTTGAGTGGTGTAAGGTGTCCTTTCTTCTGTAGATCCTTAGTCTTTGTGACTTGATCCACGCTACCAAAGAGACCTTCCAATACTAGTTGGTGTGTTTGTAATCCATCTAGTGTCCCTGTCAGACCAACACGGTATTTTGTATCAACCATCTTAGTGAGGATACCTGACAATGATTTTGCTTTGTATAGATGTGCTTCGTCTCCTATAACAGCATCAAACCTATCAAAGAATTTTTTACCTTCCTTGTATATACTCTGCCATGTAGATATAACTACAGGACTGTCAACATATTTCTCTTTCCCTGCTCTAATCTTATGGCAGTAAGCACTTGCTTTCCAACCATAAGTCTCAAAATCTTTATACAACTGCTCTACCAGTGATGTGGTAGGCACAATAATCAATACCTCTAGTCCTTTCTGCAGATACCAACGGACTAGTGCATATATGATCAGGGATTTTCCTGATCCTGTGGGGGATAATAGTAACTTCCGACGCGACTTAAGTGCTGAATATATGCCTCGTAGTTGGTAGTCCCTTGCTTTGAAAGGGAGACCCAGAGACCCAACAAAAGTCTTTGTGCTTTCAGGTGTGACATAATCCTCGGTTTCTTCTGGGATACCGTAATGATCATCTAGTTTGATCGTATACTGATAACCCTTGTTAATAAAAAATTGTTGTAGGTAATCATATAGTCCTACATAGATTTCACCAGTGCCAGGTGAATATAATCTTATCTTACCATCCCATACACGCTTCTTGTAGTGAGGCATAAACTTTGCATTGGGGACATCAAAGCAAAAATACTCTGATAACTCCTTGTGTATATGCTGCTCAGTCTCAACCTTTAAATATACTTCATTCTTTTTCTTAACGTATGTCATAGTATTTGATGATGTCAAATGCATTCTTTATCGAGAAACCTCTAGAGTCAATCTGTTTAAGAATCCTCTCACAACAATTTATACACGTTTCAAGGTAGTGTATCTTTGCTGTAAGTCTGCATAACTCATCATCACCGTCCATGTATACAGACAGATCTCCTTTCATAACCTTGTAAGGAAATGCTTTGCCATCCTCGTCGGTTTTTTTACCAGAATAATATTGCCACTTCTCCAACCGCATTACTTTTATATCTCTTTCTGCCTCGGATAACATGAGACGAAATTGATTTAACCATCGTAAATACTTGGAGTGCAACTTAGCAGTCTCCAAAGAGTCGTTAGCAAGAAGCTCAGGCAACTCCCTATGGAGCTCAGAGTCCTTCTCCCACATCTCTTCAATTTTATTAAGATTCACTATTCGTAACTAGCAGAGCGTACGTTAGTTTCACCACTCTGAATCTCATACAAGAGGTATTTAAAGGTGGCGGTCGCTGTTGCGTACTGTGTGCCATCTATTGTAGCATTAAAATCCAATCCTTGCAATGATACAGGGAATAAACCTTTAAATACTACGTTAAAATTAGCGTTGAAGTTTGAATTCAAGACCGTCATAGACGCATCTGCAGAAATAAGATCCCAGTCTTTTCCATCATACTGGAATCTATCTTTCATGAATTTAATAAACTCTGTCCTTTCTGCACCTTTCTCAGGGACACCGAGAGCACGCAACCAGTTGTGTAGGAGAAGATAGTTTTCCATATCCTCATCTATAATGAAAGACATTTCAAAGTCTTCATACTGGAATGTGCCTTCCAAAGGTAACTGACGTCCATACCTTGTGGATTGCATTGGTTGTGTGATTGTGATGGCAGGAATAGCAGCAGACTGAGAAAAGTACACTACCTTAGGAAACTTAGGCATCACCATCTTGAATCCTATTGGTGATAGAAAGTTTCTATTCTCGATCTGTTTATTCCAAGTCGTCATTACATTGGTGCGTATGCAGGAACCATGATACCGCCTTCGGGATCATCGTCGTCGTCATCATTATTTATATCGAATAGGTCAAATACAACTTTAAGCACGAAGTGTGCGAATAGTCCTACTGAAAACCCTTGTATAATTTTTATTAAAATAATACTATTGTCGTAATCCATATCTGGTGATTGGTGCGAGATCATGCTTGACCGCATCCACCACCTTATCTAAGATATCGATATCAATCCCCATGAATGGAGGTATGATACCCAACAACCTCAGAGTGCCGTCGAGGAATAGAGCTAAGCAAGTAAAACCTAAAATCATACTAATAACGGTTGCATCACGATTATGCTTTTTCATTGATTCTTCATCAATTCTGCGTGCCTCTTCCACGGCAGCAGCAATCATCGCGTCAACTTCTCCCTTTGTGTATGCAACCTGTCTAATTTTTTCTTCAGTCATTGTGGAGAAGTCTAATATTTCTGTATTAGGAAATTCTTTAATCAGTTTGTTGATCATTGACGTCCTTTGAATTGTACCAAAAGTCTTCCCAGTCTTTAGGAGAGTCAGTGACGTCCGTGATTCTGGGATGAATTTTGTTTTTCATTTTTTCGATATCCTCTAGGAGGTCATCGATGTTGTCTAAATCTTTTCTTGGCATACTATGCAATGTATTCTTGGAGCATGTCTAAGACATCGTTGAATGCTTTGTGAGCAGCATCCTTCTGCTCTTCAGTATACTCGCAATGATACGATCCGTCAAATAATCCTTTCTTATATTTGTAAACACGAGACAGCATATCAACTTTAGTGATAATTCCTCTGGACATTACTTCATTCCTCATGCTGATATTCTCAAAAGATACAGTGCGAATAAACAGATGATCAAACCAACCATAACTGTGTAAACGAAGTCGAATGCTACCATACTCTTTGTGAGTTTTCAATATTTAGGATTATCCTAATGAAAAAGGGCGGCTTTCGCCACCCTTTGTTTCTGTATCGTGACAGTATTTTACATAAGATTGTCAACAAGGACACGTCTGTAGTAGCGGTTCTTGTTAGGATCAAGATCGCCATTACCTTGGTCTGTGCCTTCAGCGAATGGGTTTGCAACCATGCCATAACGAGTCTTAAACCCGATTTTTGGCTGGAAGGTGTCTTGACCCACAGCTCTGACCATTTGTAGGGGCACATATGGGCAGTAGAAGAGTCCTGCATCATATGCAGAGCTACCTTTGTATCCTGCGACGTAGAAGTGTCTGTCACTTACGTTTGCAGAATATGGATCAACATAAACCTTGATTCTACCGTTAAGAGTACCAGCAAGAGTGCTGCTGTTATCATCTGGGAGAAGGTTGCTGTTACCAGAAAGTGCAGGAGTGTAATCAAGCACACCAGCCATTGAAAGTGCAGATGCCACATCAGCAGAGCAGATGAGGATGTTGCCCTTCCCACGACGAGTTTCATGCCCGATAGCATTCATGTCTCTTTCGATCTGGAATAGAAGACCTTTGAATTTCTCAACAGACCATCTACCGTTGGAGTCAACGTCGAGGTCGAAAACACCTGCAGTTGCTGTGTTATTCTGTGCACCAGGTCTTGCGACTTTGTATACAGATCTCACAACTTCACGGTTGATTTCAGCCAAAACTTCAGTTGACAGAATGTTTGCCAACTCAGACTCAGCATCAAGTCCGTGAACTGCCTTAAGGTCTTGAGCCAATTCAAGAGAATACTCTGCCTTGAGTGCTCTGGACTTCGCAGTCACAGTAACTTTCTCAATGCTGAAGTTCATCTCAGCGAATTGGTTACCAGCCGCATCACCCAATGCTTCAGACTCAGCAGTTGGCATACCACCTGAGAAGGTGTATGTGCCAGAGTCGTTAAGAAGACCTGGGTTGCTTCCTGATTGAGCAGTCCTTCCAAGATCAGACGCTGCGTTTTCTGCTGAAAACTCTGAATCTGCTTCGTTGAAGAATGCTTCTGTACCGCCTGTGCGGTTAGTGCCGTAGCGTGATCTCATCGCAAAGATCAGTCCAGTAGGACCAGTCATTGGTTGTACACCTGCGATGTCGTAAGCAATCAGCTTAGGCATGGATCTCCTGATTAGGGAGATAAGTACTGGGTCGAAACCTGCGACAGGACCTGTAGCGGTGCTACTACCACTGAAACCTGCAGTGCCTGCAGACATGGTAGGAGCGGCTTCAGTCAATACGCCAGCTTCTTCCTTGATAAATCTTTCTTGGTTCTCGAGAAGAACTGCGGTAACCGCCTTTCTGTAGTTATCACCGATATCAGGGATATCGTTATGATTTAGAATGGGGTTCCACTTCTCCTGCAAGTGCTCGGAATTAAACATTTTCTGTTTTACCTAGGGATAGTGGGTTAATTACTTTGACCAACGGGATAGAGCCTTAACATAGGCATCCATTCCTTCATTGATTGGCTCAGGATTCGCTACTTCGTTGTCCTCGGAAGGTGCAGATGCAGCTTCAGCAGACTTAGTAGAGAAATAAGACTCTCTTAGGGTATGGATCTTTTCCTTGTATGACTCAACATCATCAAACTCAACAGCCTCTGCGAGAGCAGACAGTTTTTCGCGTTGCGAAAGGGTCAGACCCTCAGACGCTTCATTCACAATCCCATTCTTAATATAGCCGCCAATCTCCTTGGTCAGAGAAACATTCTCTTCGATTGACTGGTTGAGTTTATCTTCCATTTGATCGAGTTGTGAGGTCATCTCATCAACAAGATCAAGCTTCTCGTCAGGAATCTCAATGTGATTCTCAACGAAAACTTTTTTGATTCCGTCTAAGACATTTTCTGCCATCTCATTCTTGATACCGTGCTCAATAGCAAGGGAATTGGTATCCATCCAGTTTTTAACTGAATAAGAGAGATAGTCATCAACCTTTTCTGCAAGGTCTTTCTTGACAGTTTCAATTTCTTCTTCAAGGACTTTAGCGTATTCCTCGTGCATACGATCCAACTCTTCATTGAGTCTGGATACTACCGCAGCTTCAAAGATAGTCTTTGCTTTCTCTTTGAATTCTTCGCTTAGGTTTTCGCCCTCGGTAAGTGCTTGTACGTCAGCTGAAAGATCGACTTCGATCACTTCATTCTGCACTTCGTCCTCTGCAATTACTTCACCTTCAGGTTCGTGCCCCGCCTTGACGTCACCCTTTGCTGCAAATTCCGCTTTCTGACCACTAGCATCAGACGGTTTAGTCTGAGGAGGAGTCGCACCTTTATTGACTTTGATATTAAACTTGTTACTATCATCATCAGGTTTGGAATTCATTGGTGTAGGACCACCAAGGTCTTGGATGCCACCAAGCTCAGGAGTGCCACCTTCCGTTTTAGGCATGGGGTCACCAGGTTTTGCGTTCTTGGTTACGGCGTTTTCATCCAGAGTTTTTTCTTCAATTTTAGACATCGGGGTCTCCTAAGTGTACAAAGGGCGGTAATTGCTATAGTTATTTATATATTAGAAACTTTGAAGATACTGAGCAAACGCGGAAAGTTTCCTTTCTTCCATTTGATTGCGTGTAGCGTTGTCAATTCTACGCTTAATTGTCTCAATGGTTTGCTCGTGAATTGCTCCACCTGCATATACCCATTCCTTACCTTCCATGATACCATCTACAAAGGCATCAGGTGCGGAGGGATCGGCAACAATATCTGCTGCAGTTGCAAGCATAAAGTCATCCATGACGACTTTCATGCCATTTTCTTCCTTGATTGTCCCCAGTCCTCTAGAGGAAACGCCGAGTTTTACACCTTCATCAAGAAGATTCTTGGCAATGTTACCCATAGGAGTGTCGAGGATTCTCGCTTTTCCAATAAAATTGTTTCCCTCATTAGTAAGGGATGTGATTAGGTGTGACACACGGTCGAGATTAATCGTAGGACCATCAGGATGACCCAACTCTCCGAGTGCACGTCCTTTCTTAATGTATGATTCGTTGTATTTATCAACTTCTCTTGAAAGAGTTGAGACAGGATACATCCTACCGTTACGGTTTTTGATGGCACCTTGAAGGAACACGCCCTCAATAAAGTGACGCTTCTTTCCATCCTTGCCTTCGGTAATAGTTACCTTAGCGGATTCAATTTCCTCCCTGATCAGTTTCATCTTCGGGTGTCTCCTCTGGTTGTTCTTCTGTTTCAGTTGATGCTTCTGGTTGCTCTACCTCTTCCTCCTCGGGAGGCTCAGGTGCAAGAATAGTCTTGCCAACCTCTGCTTTTCTCGCATCGATTGCATCGACGGCAGCATCTTTCATTCCAGTAGCAACGTGATCACTCACGTCCTTCTGTCCTGCAAAAAGTGCATTAACAATATCTAAGGCTGCTTGAGTAGGCATAATTTAATGAATCAATAATAGTATTTATATATTTCCTTGCTCATAGTCTGCGGGATCGATACCTTGCTCCGCAGGATCAGGCTCAGGAGGTTGTAAAGACATCTCCATTTGTGCCAATTCCAGTTGTTGCATTGCCATTGGGTCGATCAACTGTCCGCTATCTATTTCTTTCTTCATTTGCTTATCAATTTCGTTGAATTCTGCCTCAGTTTGACGTAGAATTTGACGTCTTAGATATTCTAATGAGAAATATTTACCCGCATATGGATCCATTTGCTGCAGCAAAGCAAGTCTTTCATTAAGAATTTCTTGTTGCTTAAGCTCGGAGAAGTAGTTATCTGCAACGTAATCGTATTGGATATGCTCCTTCATTACATCCCAATCATCCAGTGTAATTACACCTTTAAGGACTAATTGGGTCTTCAGTAGATCATTAAAAAGATCACTGAAACGTTTGCGGAGTCGGACTATAAACTTTTGGAATTTAACTTCGTCTCTGGTAATCTCTGCAGATCTACCAATGTTAAAGCTGTTGTCTGATTCCAGTCTGGACTCAGGGACGTTGAGTGCACGGTATAATTTCTTTTGGAAATACTTGACATCCTCCAACTCACCTAGGTTTTGACCACCTGGCAATGTAGAGATCTCTGTGCCTCTTCCTCCTTCACGTCTCGGTAGCCAGAAATCTTCTAGCATAGACATGAATTTCTTATCGTCACGAATCTCACCAGTATCCGCATTGTATACCAGTTTGTTTCTATATCGACTCATCACCTCGCGGAGATATTGCTCAGCTTTCTGCTTAGGCAGATTACCAACGTCAATGTAGAAGATTCGTCTTTCGGGTGCTCTGGATAGACGATAGATAACCAGAGAATCCTCAATCATTCTTAGTTGATTGAGTGCTTTGATTGCCTTATGTAGGTGAGATAAGACAATGTTTCTATTCATGTCCCTCTTACCAGAGTGGACATAACAGATTGCGTCAGGTGCAATCTTTACACCTTTATTCTCAAATCCACGGAGTCCCTTAGGAGCATAGATGTAATACTCTAAACTCTTAGGCACTAGTGATTCGCCAGTAGGATCGCCAGGTCCGTTTGCTAAACCTGATCCCCCTTTACCTCTGTCAAATTCAACAACCTTCTTGATTTTGCGAGGGTCGATGTATCTTAATTCCGTGATACCCTCTGCAGGATTATCAGGATTAATCATCTTATGGTAGAAAAGTCTACCATCGATATACCATCTACGGAAAATATCGTATGCTCTTCTATCAAAATCTAAAAGAGAGAGGACGTTTTCAAACTCTTCTCTAATTCTTTTCTTCATAGAATCGGAGACTTGGAGGTTAGAAAGCTCGATATCGATAGGATGATCGTCTAACTCACCTGCGATTGCCTCATTAACAACATCGTTGATAGCAGCATCCGCTTCTGGATGCAAACTCATCTCACGATATCTACCAATGAGATCCATCTCCGTGCCTTTCGATGACTCTTTGTCACCAAAATCCACATACTGTCCGAAATAACCACCCGCTACAATAGGTTCGGCAGCGTCCTCACTATCTTTACGCACGAAAGAAGGACCCTTCGCGTTTGGCGAGGAGCCCTTCTTCTTGCGATCAAGAGAATAACCAAATAGTTGTGCCATTCAAATATGTAACTAGGTTGTAGTTATTTAGCGACTTCCAAAAACCTACTTTTGCTGATGGTGTGCTGCGTTAACGTCTGACGCATATGTCCAGTACTGAACCTGGAACTCTACAGTGTATTCTTCTGGTGTGTCGTTACTATCCCATGCAAGATCGATTGCTGAGATGTTACTTGGCCAGATACCCTCAAACTTGTATGCTCTGGTTTGCTCAGACTGTCTGTCATATTGACGGACAACAGCATTAGTTTGATATTGTTGAGGTGCGTCGAATGATTGGAAATTCTGCTGAAGTGCTTGGATCTGTGTAGACCAATTTTCCAGTTGACTTCTAATCACGAAGTTAGCGTCGTTGAGTACTGTAACAGTCCATGGTTCGAATGTCCTGTCACCTGCAATTTTAATAGTACGTCCCCTATATGGGACTTCGATTACACCGACGGTAGACGCGGGGATGTTTGCTGCTTTGACAAGCAACGTTGCAAGTGTAGAATCAGTATTAGTTTCACCTGCAGCGGCTTCTGCAGCATCACCTGCTCCACCTGATCCTCCGATTCCTGCTCCTTCCAATCCCGCTTGTGGGAAAGTTAATTCGACTTGAAACAGATTGGGGCGGGCAAGATCCCCAATCTTATTTCTAAAATCAAATATAGGAGAGTTAATCTGCCCTCCCTCTATATTATTTGCCATGAGTTTAATCTCCTAAAATTTGAAATTGACTACGAAGTCGTAGCACGGTTTACTTAGGTTGCAACTTCAGAGAAGCTAGCTCCAGTCCTTGTTGCAGTAAAGGTTAGAGTAATGAAGTTAATAGATCTAGTAGGTTTGATGAAGATCTCAGCATAAAACTCTCCTCTGTCAATAGACTCAGGTGGGTTGTTAGTGCTGTCGCAGACAACCAAGAAGTCAGTAACGCCACGTCGTGACTGTACGGATCTCATGAAAGGTTCTACGATATTCTTGAAACCTTGGCGAGTAAACTCGTCATTCAATTCAAAGAGTTGTGTCTTAGCAGCTTGTGCAATCGCACCTTCCAAGACAAGGAATAGACGTCTTACGTTGATTCTATCGAATGCAGACTGATAAGCGAGAGCGGTCTTGTCTCCGAAGAGGACGATACCTTCGCCAGGGAATGCAACGATTGGGTTAACTCTAGCAGCGTAAAGTCTATCTCTGTGATCTTTAAGAGGAGAGTAAGCAAGTTTAACTGCGTTACGAAGTTGTCCTCTATTGAAACCTGCAGGTGAGAACCAAGGTTCCTGATTCAGAGTTGTGCTAAGTGTAAGACCTGCAATGTCTGCGTTACATGGAATGTAACGATAAACATCGTTGTAACGGTCATAGATGTATTTGTAGTTATTGTCAAATACTGCGTATGAGGAAGATGAAAGTTGATCAAAGAAACTGATAGTCTTGTCAACAATGTCTGTTACGTTAGGAATACCGATGACGTCTGCTCTGTATGGAGAAACAAATGCCATGCAATCCTTACGAGTGCTTGCAATGTCGATTACCTTCTGTGCCTTAGCGATTGTGTCACTCATGTTGCTCATTGAAGGTCCCATAAGGACGTAATCAACTTCTTGAGTTTCAGCATCACTAAAGAGATCGTAACCTGCAAGTAGTGAAGGTCTGTCAACAGTGTATCCATCAACTCCACCTTGGAGGTGATACTTAACTGATCCGTTATTCTTAGTGCCGATAACAGGAATGCTGTTAGGGTCAAGACCAGAAGTGTCGTCTCCACCGAAGAGAGCATTGTCTGACTTAAGGAGGTCAAAGTCTCTGTTGACTACGCTACCACCCCATGATCCGTCGGCAGTGCCAGAGCGGTCAAAGATGTTAGCAGTTTCGTGTGATCCCCAGTAGATATACTGAGACTTATTCATCAACACGTCAACATAGTAAAGTGACTCACCTTGAGGTGACTTAGCGTCAGATCCTTTAGACAAGTTAGTAAACTTCTCAAGCAATGCACCAGGTGTGCCTGTAAGTGCTCCGTCTCCATCAAGGACAAGGACGTGCAACAGGTCTCTGTATCCACCACGCTCATCTGCCCATGCTGATGTGCCTGGTCTTGGAGCAATGTTGATCCACTTCTCTCCTTGACCATAAGGTCTAGACTCATAGTCACTAGCAACTGCAACAGCAGATACTGTAGCAGCGTTTCCGTCTACAACAGTTTGGTTTGCTTGGAAGAGAGGAGAAGTCTTGTTAAGAGAAACTCTCAATTCTCTAGAGATTGACAAGATCTTACCAGATGTGCCAGTAGCAGATCCAGGTGATCCTGCGTTGTTTGCCAACTCAGTAATAGTGTCGCCAACTTCCCAGTAGTCAGATGCAGTGCTGTCTACGCTGATCTCAAGTTTCTGAGTTTCCTTATCGTATGCAACAAGGCGTCCAGAAATGTTTCCAGAAAGACCATTGTAGAAGTTGTCAGCAACAAAGTTACCAACCAAAGTGCTATTCTCTTCAAGAGTAAGGACTACAGTATAAGAATAAACCTTACCGAAGATGTTAGCAGGAGAGTAAGAGATCTCTGCACCAGATGCAAATTCCCACTCAGCAGAAGATGGTTGTGCAAGGTAAAGGATTTGATCCGCACCTGCGTCGGTGATCACAACTCTTAGAGAGTTACCGTGAGTACCAGCAGTTTTACCTGCCCACTTCCAGTTGTTAGAAGCATCCTTAATAGTTGACTCGTATGCATCAAGATTCTTAATCAGAGGAGCAGTAATACCAGTAGAGGTTTGCTCGTTAATTGTAGTCTTGTTGGTTGAGACAGTTAGGAGAGTTACAGCAGATCCGTCAGTGTGTGCTGCAGCAGTTGTAGCAAGTGCACCACGAGTAACTGTAAGATCATTACCTGCGACACCTGAGACTTGAAGAATCTCGTCGTCAATTCTAATATAGGAGTTAGTACCTGCTCCGAGAGTTGCTACAGAAGCAACAGAGAGAGTGGTATCAGCATCAGTGAAAGTAGACCCTTCGTTAATAGTAGAAGCAGATCCTGCACCCTCGATGAGAGTAACTTGTGATCCTGCTGCGTGAGATACAGCTGCAGTTGCAAGTTGACCACGAGTAACAACAACGTCGTTACCAGAAACAGATCCGATTGAGACGATTTCAGCGTCGATCAAAAGAAGATCAGTTACATCGAAGTCAGTAGTAGACTGGACTGTAAGTGTAGTGTCGTTTGCACTAAAGACAGTATTGGTGAATTGTGCTGTGTCAATAGCATTCTTCAAAGAATTGCTCATTGCACGGACAATCTTCATGGTGCCACCATAAAGAAGATATTGTGCTGCACTAAACCAATACTCAAAATTTGAGTTAGTTGGTCTACCAAAAATTGCGAGAAGCTCCTTCTCACTAGTTACCGAGACGATTTGCTCTACTGGTCCTTTTTCAAAACTACCAACGATTGCGGCTACATTATCTACTGTAGCGTTAACAACGTTAGTTAGATCTCTTTCCAGTACAACAACACCTGGTGAAAGTTGCGTTGATGCCATGTTTGTATACTCCTAAAACGGGTCTAACAGATGCTATGAATATTTATTGTTTTAGGTATTTCAAAGGGGTGATCATGACGTGAGCATACTACCAGTCAGGATAGTCAGACCATTTTACTCTTCTCTTTCGGGATTTATTTACTCTTCTTATCGTGCATTCCTTACATGTATATGCATAGGCAGATGGGACGTTGCCTCGGTCTTTCTTTGTCATGTAAAAACCATCTATCAAGTCAAACGTCCTTAGACACCGCCTGCATTGTCTCTCTACAAATAGTAGATTTTCTAAACTAAATTCATCTTCAATATTCATCTTCGGACTTCCTTGCCCAATATCCAAATGTCACACCTGCAGTAAAGATTACAAGGACAAACAGAATGTTTCCCATTGATACTAGGTTGCCTTCAATAATACTCATTTTATAAAGTTATGTTTAGATGTGCTACTCTTTGTCCTATTGTGGATGACAATAAATCTATCTGCTGCAAACGTCCCTGCAAGACAAACATCGATCTCGTCACCATCTTCCCAGTTTACATCACCATTCTTTTTGGTATGAAGCATTGCTTCCTGTATCTGGTCAATTACTTCTTTCGTTAATTTCATACTCAATTTCAATAACTTTTGATGACCTCCCTACGGAGTTTGCTCTAGTCAGTCTCTTCATATTACCACCTAATGACTTAGCGATGTGCTCTAATTCTTCTAGACATTGTGCTTCGAGATCCTCGTATGGATCGTAATACCTGTCAACTTTCATGAGATTCCGTATTGAGATAAGTCGTACTCTGGTATAGTTAGGGGAGCACCCTCACGAGGTTTTGGATTTCCTATCTTCTGTAGGATATCACCAGGTATTTTTTTAAGAGTGATGTCATAGGGTATGGGTGCGTTTGCTACGCATACCCTAATGCACTCAAGCTCTTCTTCAGTAAAGGTCATTTTTTCTTTGGATAAAGAGATTCAATTCTCTTCTTACGAAGTTCCTCCTTCTTTCTTCTTGCTTCCACCTGCTCATCCCACCATTTAACTGGCCAACGATTCATTTTCAGAGCAGCAATCCACAACTTCTTTTTAGGAAGTAGTAGATACTTTCTCATTAATGATTGCAGGGTTGGGACTTTCATTAATCGTCGTGATCGTCAAAAGGATCTTCCAATCCTTTATTATTAAAGAATGCCTTATTGATTCCGTAGAAAATAAACAACACAGTAATGACTGCAATAGAGATCATCAGTGTGATATTAGGATCATAGTTGGCATGCGGAATAATCGCATTACATTTTGTCCAAGTACCTGGTAAAGTATAGACTGGCGGACAGGATAAAAAAATCATCTAAATTCCCACATGTAAGATCGGTCTCCGTATTCATCAGTATGCCATCGATCGCCATCTTTGTCAACAAACGTCTCCTCTTCAAATCCATCATCGATGAAACCAAAGGGTGCCATGTCTGCTTCAATCTGCTCTTTCTGCTCTTGATACAGACGTGCTCTAACGTCATTGTCATGCAACTCTCTGAAGTAAT